AGGATGCGTGGATAACGCTTGAGCAAATCCGCACGGCGCGATATCGACTCGACAATGAGCTTCTGCAGATCTTCGGCATACGCCATCGGCGGCTGACCGTAAAACGATCCCTGACTTTGATCGAATTTGAGGGGGATATAGGGAAATCCCCCTTGCACCAGAAAACCCTCTTCCGGTTCGTACTCGCCGGTCATAAGCATTTCGCCGGTGAACGGATCCTGTTCCATCACCGGCTGCATCGCCCGCATCGGATGCTCAACATCCTCTATCGGATCTTCGACCCCTGGCGCGAAGGTGTAGCGCCGGCGATTCATACGGTCGTGGATCTCATACAGCACCGTCATCTCGCCCATGCTCTTGGCCTGATTCAGCGCCTCTTTTTCGCCGGCGGTGTCGATAGCGGAGAGATCACCGAGAAAACTGTCTGTTACCTCTTCGTTTCCGTCTGAGGGTTGTATCTGACGACGGTTAACGAAACGCTCGTCCTTTTTCACGTATTCCAGCGGCACCAGCATCTTCTCGATTATATAACGGGCATGAGAGAGCTTATGCGGAGGGGTCAGCGGATCGACAAAGATATTGAAGGGGTTAACGCGGTGGATATAGGGAAAATCGTTCGCCAGCGCGTCGTTAATAGTATAAGGCGCAATGAGATCGTCGTCACCGGGAGGATTGTAGCCACATTTGAGCCATCCGACGTTGCAGAAGAGGGCGTCAAAGATACATTGCTGCACTTCGGCCTTGGTATTCATCTGCTCAAGAGCGGCGTTTGCCACGCGCTCTAAAATATCGGCAGCGAACTCGTAATCCGGCTCCTCAACATGGAAAAACATATGCGGGTAGCGAAATGAGATCGAGGCGATGATCTGCCGCGACAATGGATAGAACCGCGATACCCGCACCACCTGCTCAGCGGGTAGCGAACCGATCTCCATATCCATCTCATAGGCCCGCAACAGGCGTTTCCACACCTTATGGCGCTCACGCATGTAGCGCTGGCTGTTTTCAATGCAGCCGGACCAGAAATCTATTTCCTTCTTCTTCATTTAGGCTTCGGCGTACCGTTGAATCCTTTGCTGTTGTTCTTATGTCTGACCTTCTTACCACTGCGCTTGGCGGCACGTTCGGCAGCGGCGTAGCCCTGGGGCGTGTAACTGTAATGCTTGCTCCCCACCTTGGGCATTACTTTTTCACCTTTTTACCCAAAATATCAGCGTTGACGGGGACCGGCTTGGCGCGCCGTCCCGGTTTGCTGCTCTTGCTCTTTGTGGGGGTGGGGGTACCGTTGAATTTCATCTTACAGCTCCTGGTTACGCCGCTTGGTAGCGGCTTTTGCGGTTTTTGATGTTCTTGGTCAACTCGTCCAGCAGTTCCTGTGCCGTTCCGGTGGGGTCGCGTTCCGCGATACGCAACGGCTTATATACATGCATCATGGCATAACGCAATTCATCGGCGGCATGGTCCTCGGCCTTGGTATCGAGATCTTCGGGATTTACGGAAGAACGCGGTAAAGACGGTAAGGTCCGCATCAAATTATCGTTCCAGCCGGCAAAACAGTAGAAACGCTCGTTGATTAAGGCATCGTTGATCACCCGCCAGCCGTTAACTCGATCATTATTAGCTCTGGTGAGCCACAATCCATGCTCCCCGAACACGTCAGCGGGAGAATGATTCATAACTTCGGTGAGCCGGCGCTTAACGAAGATCGACGGATCGGCGTAAATCACCGATGGTCGCCGTCCGTCAGTAAACGGAGAGCCGTCTATAAGTTCATTGATATTCTGCGCGTGCTGCGAAGCGGTAGCGTTGGCGCGGTAGTATTCACTCAACCGATAGACGTTGTCGTCGTGATCGACGCTGTAAAGACCGAAACTGGTAGGCGCGGCCTCGCCGTAATCCAACGCTCCAAACAGCGGCCAATGCGACGGCACCTGAAAACTGGGAACGGCGATACGGTCGTTGTTCCACAAGCCGAAAAAGGCTCCGACGATAGCGTCCCAATCCCCTTCGAGCCAGGCTTTGACCAGCTGCTCGTCACCTACCGACTTAAGGCGCTCGATGTACTGCGGATCATTATCCAGCAAAATACGGTTGTCGCTAAGCAGACTGCGGACATACATGCGCTGCATATTATCCGTACCAGTAACCAGATGCCCCTCTTCACCGGCATCAATAAAGTAACTCTTAACGGCGTTATGGCCGGGACCGCCGGGATTTCCAGTACTTCTAATACGCTTACTGGGAATGTCATGGGCTGAACGCAGACACGCCTTAAGCCGATGATAGGGCTTGAGATCAGACCATGAAGTCAGCTCGTCCCAGCCAATCCAGGTATATTGATGGCCTTGATAATGGTCAGCATCAATCTCCGACTCGATATGCCGCAGCTTGAGGCTGGCACCGTTGGGAAACTGCCAGGTATGAGAACCGACCTTATACTCAGCACCGGGAAAAAGCTCATGGTAAATAACCCTGGAGCGTTCCACCAGTTCATCGAGCTCAGGGTAGGTGCGGCGGAACAGCACCCCACGCCAATGCTCCCCATGCCTCTCCACATCCGAAGAGAAATCCCCCAGGAGAAACTCGCTTTTTCCACCCCCGCGAGAACCGCCAAAGAACAACTCGTCCACGAAACTGGCACGAATCGCCTTTTCCTGCGGTCCAGCTTGGGGTTTCCAGCTCATGCGTACACCTCTACCAGATGCGGTTTAAGCGCGAGAGCGAAATGTTCAGCGATCTGCGGCACAATTGCATTCCCTAATCCTTTAAGTCGGTCCACCCCATTGGGTATCCCATGAGCCACTCGACCCACATCGGGTTCAGTTGCCCAGTATTCCCATTCTCTATCACCTGCTCCTTCAAACGGGAAGTCTTCATTCGCCCTCCCACAACTGTCTCCAAATTCAAGAACCTTTTGGGATCGTTGGCCGTCTCCGATGTTATCGTTGATGCCATTGCACAGTTTGCCCGCGGGGTGGGCCACAATCCAGACCCTTTTTCTGAGATGGGGAGCCCCGACATCGGCTGCGGATATAACCTGCCACTCCGCATCATACCCGATTTCGGCCAAGTCTCCGAGAACTCGATCAATCCCGCGAACAAAGAGGCCTGGGACGTTTTCCACGAGCACGAACCGGGGTCGTAACTCGCCAATGATTCGGCACATCTCACTCCAGAGTCCCGATCTATCTCCATTGATTCCTGCTCTTTTACCGGCATCACTTACGTCCTGACAAGGGAAACCGCCAGTGATAACATCGACCGGCGTCAGATTGTGCGCTCCACAATCGCGGACATCCTCGAATCGCTCCCCCAGCGGCCAGTGCTTCTGCAGCACTCGCTGGCAGTATCTGTCCTTCTCCACCTGCCATCTTATTTCATATCCCTGGCGCTCAAACCCCAGATCAAAACCGCCGATCCCAGCAAACAAACTGCCGACAGTCGGCGCACTCAGGCGGCCTCGATCAACTCAGCGTTGGCGATCTCCATCTGCTGATTCTGCTGGAGCCACTCCGCGTAACTCTCAGCCCGTGGAGGAATGTTGGGACCAATCAACTCGTGAGTATGCTCAACCTTTATGCGATCATCACCAACCTCAACACGAATCTGCTCCAAAACCTTCAACTTCAACGCTACCCTAGGCTCAGGTATGTGATCAAACATCTCCGACAATACCTGTACCCGCTCCTTGCGGTCAGCCAGACGTATATCGTCAAAATTATTGCGGTAGATATCCAACTGCTTCTCATATTCCGCCTTAAAAACCTCGTCCCGTTTCCATACGTTGATGGTGTTCTTAGTCGTCTTTAACTGCCGCGCAATACTCACCGTCTGAGTTTGACGGGAATAACGATCCAAAATCATCATCTGAATACACTCTAAATGCTTATCGCGCAACTTCATCAGTAACTCCATACCCACGGACGAGGGGCATGAAACTCCTCCCCCAAATCGTCCAGATGCACAAAACGCCCGTCCCCACGCTGCTGAATGCCAATACCGCTAAACCCAATCCTCTTCGCCAA